CTACAATCAAATAAGAGAGTTTATAGAACAAAATAATAGTAGAAAATTGGTAGCATGAAAAGGAGTTGAGAATAGTCTCAGCTCCTTTTCTTTTCCGCGGCAGCAGGCATAGAGAAGGTAATGACAAAAGAGCAGATTGAATATGTAAAGCAATGCATTGCTACAGATGTGCACAAGTTCTATATCTGGGGCGAGTGGTTAAAGGTCAGGGAAGAAGTACTAAAGATAGACAAGTGCGAGTGCCAAGACTGTAAGAGAAAAGGAAAGTATACCAAAGCTACAACAGTACATCACAATCAGTTTCTTAAGAAGTATCCGGAGCTGGCATTGGAAATATTCTATGAGTTTCAAGGAAAGAGGTATAGGAATCTTATAAGCCTGTGCCACGATTGCCATGAAGCCAGACACGGATTCCGAAAAAAAGAACAAAAGCAACCATTAACAAGTGAACGCTGGGACTGATACCCCCGGTCAAAATAAATCGGGGTTTAATTCTAGGTAAGGAGACCGGGCAGAGGTCTCGACTTTGTTGCGCGAGGTCGCGCGTGAGAAAAAATAAAAAAATAGGGGGATATGATGGCGGAAAAAAAGAGCGATATTTTAGAAAGTTTAACTAGCCAGCTGAGAAAGAAAAACGCGGATATATCAGTATTTAATGACCTTATCAGTGATTACATGACCCTATATGATATCAAAAAGAAATTAATGACGGATATCCGCAAAAGAGGCGTCTCATATGAGACAGAATCAGCTTCTGGAAAGGCAAAAATCGTGAAACAAAACCAATCTGTTAAGGATTTGGTGGCGGTAAATAAGCAGATGTTACTTATTTTGGACAAGCTGGGACTGACTACAGAAAAGACAATAAAGGAAAATGAGGATGACGAACTGTGATAAAAGGATTGAAGCTTTTATGGAGATGGTGGAGTCGGAGGAACTCAGAACATCTAAAGAAGTAAAAGCACTTGTGGAGCATGTACGCTACTGCTTTGAAAATGAAGATATATATGTAAACTCGGAACAGTTGACAAAATATATAGGACTTGCCCGGTATTTTCCTTACGAGGAGATATTTCCGTGGCAAGTCTTTGTTATTGGTTTACATGATTGTACATATTGGAAGGACTCCGGCACACCAAGGTGGCCGGATTTGTTTTGCCTGATTGGGCGTGGTGCAGGAAAAGATGGCACCATTGCTTTGGAAGCAGTATCCTTAGCAAGTCCATATAATGGCATCAAAGGCTATGATGTAGATATCTGTGCTAACAATGAAGACCAGGCAATGCGCCCGGTAAAAGATATTATTGAGGCATTTGAGAGTCCTAAATTTATTAAAAAATTGAAGCAGTTTTTCTATTGGACTGTAGAGAAAGTAATTAATCTGACCACCCAATCGACCATCATGGGGAGAACCAATAACCCTAAAGGAAAGGATGGTCTTAGATCCGGCATTGTGATATTCAATGAGATACATCAATATGAGGATTATAAGAATATCAATGTATTCACCACGGGACTTGGAAAAAAGAAACATCCAAGACGTTCCTATTTCAGCACACAGGGAGATGTCAGAGAAGGTCCATTGGATGACCTTTTGGAAACTTCGGAAGGTATTTTGTTTGGAGGTGATCCGGATAATGGATTGCTGCCATTCATTTGTCGGTTGGATAGTAAGGATGAGGTACATGATGAAAAGAATTGGGAGAAAGCCAATCCTTCCTTGCCGTATCTGTCCACATTGATGGATGAAATCCGAAAAGAATATCGTGAATGGGTGAAGCACCCGGAACGGCTCACAGCGTTCATGACCAAAAGAATGAATATTCCTGAAAATGCTAATGAGCTTGCTGTAACAGATTATGAAAATATTAAGGCAACAAAAGAGCCTATACCGGATTTGACCGGTTGGGATTGCACCTGTGGGATTGACTTTACCAAGATAACGGATATGGCTTCCGTTAATCTTCATTTCAGAGATGGGGATAAGCGTTATGATATCAGCCATTCATGGTTGTGTTTAAAGTCTAAAGATATTCCACGGTTGAAAGTTCCTTATAAGGAATGGGAACGACAGGGACGGCTCACATTGGTTGATGATGTGGAAGTACACCCATCATTATTGACTAATTACATTCAGGAAGCCAAGAAAAAGTATAATATCAAGTATCTTGCAATTGATGATTTTAGGTATGCGTTACTTAGTAAGTACTTGCAGGACATAGGATTTGATACCAAGATATATAAAAATCTAAAACTGGTAAGACCTTCAGATGTTATGAGAGTCGCTACTGTTATAGATAGTTGTTTTGCAAATCAATGGTTTGTGTGGGGAGATGCTCCGGAACTTAGGTGGTCAACCAATAATACAAAACTGATTCGATATGGCAGGAAGATAGGAAAAGAGGATGACGCGGATATCGGAAATTTTGTATATGGAAAGATAGAAGCAAAGTCAAGAAAAACGGATCCGTTTATGGCTCTTGTGGCATCCATGACGGTAGAAGATGTGCTACCACAAAAGAGAATTACCCACAAGAGGAAAATGAGAGTTTATGAGTACTAGGAGGGAGTGAACGTGTTTGGGACTTAAGGATTGGCTTATTCAAAGACTGGGAGGTGCATCAAGTGAAAAAGTGAGTATAAAAGAAATTTTATCTGACAGTAATGTACAGGATTCCATATATGAAATTTACCTTAGGGAATTAGCTTTCTGGAGTTGTGTAAATAAAATTGCAGGAGCTATTGTAAAATGTGAATTTCAGACCTATCAAAACCATAAGGAAATAAAGGGGGATGAGCATTACTTATGGAATTACGAACCAAATCCCAATCAAAACGCAACAGCAATGCTGTTTAAACTGATTGGTTCCCTTTATAAGAAAAACGAAGCGTTAATGGTAGAGGTAGGTAGGAACTTATATGTTGCTGACAATTTTCAGAAGGAAGTATATGCACTGAAAGAGTATAAATTCACTAATGTTGAAATTGATGGTTATACATTAAGAGATACGTTTTTTATGTCGGATGTTTTATACTTCCAGCTGAATAGTACCGACATGAGGAAGCTGGTAAATGGAATGTATGAAGCGTATGCAAAATTGCTTTCCCATGCACAAAATGCATACCGAAGGTCTAGGGGCAGAAAAGGAATTTTAAATATATCAACAGTGGCAGAGCAGGATCATGCTTTCAGTGAAACATTTGATGAACTGATGACAACGCATTTTAAAAGTTTTTTTGAGAAAGAAAACGCAGTACTGCCATTGTTTGAAGGGTATGACTATACAGATATTTCCCAAAATACAAAAACATATTCCACAGAGTCCACGCGAGATATTAAAGCTCTGGCAGATGATATATACGATTTCACTGCCCGGGCTTTTGCTTTTCCTCCTTCACTTGCAAAAGGAGATGTACAGGATACGGAAAAAGCAGTGGACGAGCTTCTGACATTTGTTGTTGACCCATTGGTTGAGATTTTAGAAAAGGAAATCAATCGTAAGCGTTATGGTCTTAATGGATTTAAGAGTGGTAATTACATAAAAATCAATACACTTGCGGTAAAACATATTGATCTTTTCGATATTGCTACGCCTATGGAGAAATTAATATCTTCTGGTGTATTTACAATCAATGACATTCTTAAGGTATTAAAAATGCAGACCATTCAGGAAGAATGGGCAAATCAGCATTTTATTACAAAAAATTATGCAACAATACAGGATTTACTTGATAGCCTGAGTGGCAAAGGAGGTGGTAGTAGTGAAAAACGGAACGAACTGGAGGATGGAGCCGGTACAGGAGGCTAAAAAAACATTGCTGTATATCTATGATGATGTAACAGAGTATGGTGATTTCAATTGGCAAACATGGGAATATGATGATTCTGAAACATCCGCAAAGTTTTTTGCGGAAAAGCTACAGGAAATTCCGGGAGGAAATGAAATTGAGCTTCATATCAATTCTAATGGCGGTTCTGTAAAAGAAGGTGTAGCAATTTATAATCTTCTGAAACAGTGTACAAATCATAAGGTGGGGATTGTAGACGGAGTAGCGCATAGTGTTGCTTTTTTAATTTTACAATCCTGTGATGAAAGAAAAATGTGTCTTGGTACAACTGCATTAATTCATGAGATGTGGATGTATTGTGCAGGAAACTCTACGCAGCTACGCAAGTATGCTGATGATTTGGACGATATGATGGAATCCAATAGAAAAGTATTTTTGGAAAGAGCATTCATTACAGAAGACGAATTGAAAGAACTCATGAAAAATGAGACTTATCTTACTCCGGAAAAGGCTTTGGAGTATGGTCTGATTGATGAAATCATGGGACAGAAAAAAGTGGAGCAGAATCCGGAAGAATTATTGCAGAAACTGCAAGCCATGCAGAAGCAGTTGAATGAGCAACAGAGTTTCAGACAGCAGCTGGCAACCTTACAATCCTTAACTCAAAAGGACCCGGGACCTAAAACGCCGGAAGAAAATAAACTGTTAAATTTTTTTAAAGAAATTGGAGGAATAGAATCATGAAAAACTTAGATGCAATTCAGATGGAGAGAAATGCTATTTTGCAGAAACTTAGTGCTGCTATTCAGGCTAATGATACAGATGCCTATAGTGCAGCCTTTAATGAACTGTGCCAATCCATTCAGGATAGTGTAATGGAAAGAGCCATGCAGCAGGTGGATGAAGCAGATGCAAGGGCGTTGGCAGCCAGAGGAGTAAGACAGCTTACTGCAAAAGAAAAAGAATATTA